GTTTGTAATCGACCCGGTAACCGAGCAGAGGAGATAAAGGTCTCCGTCGGGGAAAACAAGCGTACCGTAGCCAGCAGTAGAAATAGCCGCGAAGGCCTCCTGCAAGGCTGTCTTGTTGGCGGCAGCGTAAGCGTTGCTTCCGGTACGAGCCCCGAACCAAGAGAGCTGGATCTCGGCAGCATAGAGGCGAATCCAGCATCCGCCGCCAGCATCGGGCTCAATGAAGATGCCATTGTCGTCCGTGGCAATCGAATTGGAATCGTAGTAGAATTGACCGCCGCCACCATCGCCAAGGGCCGTATGGGAGGCTACCGTAGCAACCGCTCCATCGGTCATGCCGGTCACGCTTGCGTCACGTAGATCCTCAATGGTCTCGTAGTCAAAGGTGAGTCCGGAGCGGGTAACTTGACGCACCAAGCCGGTTGACTGCTGGAAAACAAGCAGGGTGTCCGCAGGGGAAGCGTTGGCGATAGAGGGGTAAAGATTAAACTTCATTTAGCTAGTTGTTAGAATGGCGGCTCCGGTTTCGTCCAAGATCGCATCGCAATCTTCATCGAACAGGGTTGAGACTAGGGCGAATGGCGGAGTTAGGCCGGGGCGCGGTTCGGCGTAGGCATTAGTATCGTTGCAAGGATTCTCGGGGCGTACAGGACGTTCGCAGGTGCGCTTTTCACGGTATGGGAAGCATTGGCCCAAATCAGGATTAGTTGGCGTCTCGAAAGAGCCGCAAACAGAGGTCGTATTCGGACCCGTACCATTCCATGGATTGCAACAGCCGGCCATATTATCTATTTCTTAATCATACTAATCCATTTCCTTTTCGTCCATCTTCTTCTTCGCCTTGCGATTCATAGTCTCTTCAAGGTCATTGTCTTCGCTCTCTCCGTTTGGCGTGATGGACATGAGTTCGAGGTCGTAGGAGCACGTCTCGTCCTTCATGTTTTCTGTCTTGCTTGTGACCCGCGCCTTACCCGTAAACTCGAAGTCCCCGTCGGGAAGCTTAAGCCCCTTGACGTTGGAAATGTAAACGTTCGGGTAGTAAACCTTGTTCTTCTCCTCCTTCACGGGCATAGCCCCAGATGGGCTCTTACGCCCTAAGTCGATAGTCTTCATTTATTTATCTCTTCCTTTGTACCAGTTGCGGATTACGATTAGCATCGTGAAAAGGGCTGCGGTAGTGCCAAAGATGGCCCCAAAGAAGGTTACGAGCTTGTTGGCGGAATCAAGCCATGATACGACTGCTCCACTCCACCCAGCAATTGTGCCAAAGGCCCCGGACAGAACGGGACGGGCGTGGAAGTACCCTGTTACGATTGCTAGCGTTTCCTTCATGTGGTAGGGGGCGTTGTATCTTGTTTGGGCTTAAGCTTAGTATGCCAGACAATCGGCCCAACAATCGCCAACGCTGAACCGATACCAATAATCAAGAGTAAAACCGGGTGTCTTTCAACAAAAATCCCGAAACCACAAGCTGCTGCTAATGCCGCACCTCCGTACATTATAAAGTCCCATCCCCTGACGAGCCCAAACAACGCTAATGCTGCGCCAAGAACCAATCCGGCCTTCATCCCAAGATTCACCCAATAGTCGCTTTGCGCCTGCTTTTCCTCCGCAATCGTCGGTGCCTTGTCCGGCGTGAAGCTACGAGGCCCGTCAATGGCCGTTTCCGTGCGATTTAAGGCCATTTGAGACGCCTTGGATAGGGTGAGCCTAATCGTGCCCAATTTCTCGTTAAAATCGAATGTAGAGCCCTCTGGGAGGATCAGGGTTGCTTCGCTTTGTTTTGTCTCCACCTTCGGCTGAACCTGAGAATCTCCTTTAATCTCGACCGCGCCCTTATCGCTTACAACAACAGATGGGCTCGTTGCAATATGCCGAACAGGCTCCTTCTTCCACCAGCCAGCTTGACAGCCGGCTAGCGAAAGGCAAATTGCAAGAACCGAGACTTTAACAGGATTCGGCATAAATTAAAACGAGAGGAGCATGGCGTTGGTGCCAAGTTGCGTTCCTGCAAGAAGCGGCGGCGCAGCCTCGGTCGTGGCGCTCGCCACGTCGGACCAAGCGGAGGAGCCATACTCGTTGTACGCGGCGACGCGGTAGTAGTAGGTGGTCCCGCTGGAAAGGCCGGTGTCGGTGTAGGAGGTGAACCCGGCGGCGAGGTCGGCGATTTCGGTCCAGCCGGTAGAGCCGTTGGGGCTGCGCTCGATTAGGACGCCATCGGCGTCCGAGGCATTGTTGGTCCAAGACAGGGAGAGGACAGAAGGGCTGACCGCTGTGGCGATGAGTGAGGAAGGAGATAGTGGGCCTTGTGTTTCGTACTTATACGCCCCAACATCCCAAGGGTCAGTTCTTATGACTTCGTTAATGTCAGTGGTGAAGTACTCCGATAAAATTGTCCCGACTCCAACCGCCGGTCCGCCATTTGACAATGAATACACTCTGCCTGAATAGTTGATAAACGGGTCTGATGCTGAAGACACTGAATTTGCTCCAGAAACCTCCGCATTGCTTAGGTTGTAATTCCGGTTAGAAATGTTCTCATCACCAATACCAGCTAAGTTCCAGTAGATGTTGTTCCTGCTTTGCGAATCGGCACTATACGTTCCGGCTGATGTCATTGTCCCATAGTGAACATTAACCGCTGTATTGTTCCACCAGAAAACAGTATGTTCTGTGTCTTCGGCCGAGATAGCCCTAGAAACACCGGACCACGGAGTTCCAGACCCAACAGCGTCACGGAACAGGTTGTTGTAAACATACCACGTCTGTGGAACATTCTTCAACATGATGCCTTCGGAGTCCCAATTCCAGCACTCGTTACCGTAAAAATAAATTGGGTGTGAAACGTCTCCGCTTATGGCGTTTATCAGGTTCCCGTGTAAAGCAACATTAGAATTATTTACGTCGTATAACTTACTGTACCTGATAGTACAGCCACCAGAGGCATTTAGCTTAAATACGTTAACCGACCCATGAAAACGACAGTATTCAACCGTCAGATTAGTAACTATGCCATACCCCACAGCCGGGTTAATATAAACCGACGACCCGTCGTCTGTATAGTTGTATGGTGCCGAACCGCCGGGGCCGGCCACCTCAATGTTACGTAAAATAACTCCAGTGTTTCCGGTGTTGATAAATATGCCGGAGGAGCTCCACGATGCGCATTGCGTAACACACTTTATTCCAGAATCAACGCGTCCGTCGATAGACACATAACTGCCTAGTTGGTCTGTTCCGCTTGCCCACTTAATTCCGTTCTCTGCGTCAATAACGACCTGAGCATCAAAGTCAGAAGACCAGCCGGCGGCTGCGGCAGGAACAACATCGGTAGTTCGTACTCTAGCTATGGTAATATAACTACCAGACGTACCGCTCTTACCCACGTTAAATGCGGTAGAATATGTTCCGCCAGCGACCCATATTGTGTCTCCCGGAGAAATTGACGCCCAAGAAATTTGGTCAAACTCGTTCCATGCGTTTGACCAATCGGTTCCATTATTAGAACCAGCGGCAGAGATTGATACATAGAAATTAGACATAGGTAAAAGAAACCGACCCACCGCAGTTGTTGGCGGAGCCGGCTGACGACGGGGTTCCCGTGCCTCCGGTCCATGCAGCATTATTTACTGTTAAGGTGGCGGCTGGAGTAACGGTATTGTTAAAGTCATACCACTGGTCTTGACCCAACGTTTCTTGTGACAAAACGTAGTAAACCGCGCCAGCCGACAGAGATACCGGAATAATATTGGTAAATTTGAAATTACCCGCAGGAGCCCCTGCGGTGTTAACCGAAGCCGTAGCAACAACAGCACCGACAGAATTCCTTACCTCTATTGTGTGTGTTTGATTGTTGCCTGCCGTCACCCATCTTCCCAACGAAGTGACTTCTAAATTAGATGCGCCAATAGTAATTTTGCACCCGACCCAGCCCGAATAATTATTTCGTAGAGTCCCGGCCACATTCTGACTTATGGCTACTGTTTCCGCAGCCCCCACACTCACCCCATTCACCGACGCGATGTTCGCCTTGGCCACTCCCTTGTAACTGGCCAACGAGCCCCACGCTACTCCGTTTAATGTTCCGATTGGCATGGCGCGTTACGAGAGGACGATGGTGTCGGGCGACGGGGAGAAGAAGAGTTCGTCCGCCGAGTTCGGAAAACCGACGATTCTGACCGCAGCCGCCGCCGTAACTGGCGCAACCGTTGCAATCTCTCCAGCCGTTTCGCTCATAAATACAGGCGCACCAATGAGCCCAACCATGTCAGGGAACTTGGCGTCAGCGCGGATCTTGCCAATGAGAAGCATTGTGGTAGCGTCGCCGTCAGCCGCCGCCCCCTGCACGCACATGCCGAGCTTCTTGTTGTAGCCGTCGGCATCGTTCGCATCCACCAACTCCCATCGTGAGTCGTTGTTGTTAAAGTAACAAATGTCGCCAAAGGCAAGCGCCGCCCCTGCAACACCCGGCTCAGTAATCCCGGCATATGTACCATCTGCCAAACTAGGACCAAGATTGAAGCCGTAAACCGGATCTCCAACCACATTCCATCTCGTTCCAGTATAGATAAATCCGAGAATCAGGGTCCCGCTTGCCGGAACAACTACGCTTGTAATCGTACCTTGCCGGTTAATCGAATAGGAAGACGGAATCGTTACCGTACGCGCGGTTCCATCAGCATTCAGCGTAAGTCGGAACTCCTTCTCAATCGCTGGAGTTGCGTTGCTAAACGTAAGAGTAACATTCGACGTGACGCTCTTGACGTTATCGGGCTTCTCTACGTCAATAACCGTGCCGCTCCCCATGTCGTAGGGAATAATCGTGCGCGACCCCGCCAAACGATAGCCATTCAGCAAAGGGTTGTTTGCTGAGATTCCGCCTTCGGCCATTTCTGCCGTGTTCGTCGCAATCTTCTTCAGAAGATCAAAATCGTCGTCATTAAAAGAGGGATATGCCATTGGTCGGATTATTAAGCGTCTGCAAGCCTAGCAGAAATATAGGTAGCTTTCTTCATTAGGACCGTCTGCGGATCGTTCCAGTTGGGGGGATTCAAGTTTGCCAACCCGTTGTTAATCGCGTAGTCGTACAAGTTGCTTGCAATCTTGAACCAGAGGTTCCACTTCTTGTCGTTGATCTCGGGACTTAGTGCCATGGTTATATTGCAATTAGAACAGCAGTAAAAGAAGAGTCAACCCTGTTCGTTGAAGGGGTTCCGGCCGAAAAGGTAGAAACCTTGATTCTCGATAGCGGCGGACACTTTAAAAACGGCAAGTCATTCCTATGGTGGTATTTACAGCAAGGTAGGCATTGTCCTGAAATAGATATGGCGCGATAAGCGCACGGGTCGCGGTATTGACGGTAGCCCTCAATCGCATGTCTTGATCGGCGTTAACGCAATGACCATCCCACGAGGTCAAATAAGCGTTGTATCCCGCAGGAACCATGATGCGGGCCGAAAGACTCTTGTTTCCGCCAGCGGTGATTTGTTCAACCTCAATGACTCCTCCGTTGATGCGAAGGCGAATGTTGCCGACGGCGACGGCTCCTGACCCAACGGTTTCTGCCTCCATCCAAAGGACTGCGTTGACGCCGGTAAGGACGTTGGTCCGCAACGTTGTGCCGTCGAGTTCGATTGGGTCAGACTGGACGAAGTTGTTGGAACTATTGATGTAGGCAACGCGCACCGTATTGATTCCAGTTCCGCCCACGTCGTCATTCACGCTTGAGCTTAAAATGTCTAGCGACGAGTTGGACAGAATCGGAATAGCCGCGACAGAATTATCAAACTCCTTCACATCGTTGAGGACGGACGTTGAAGTGAAGCCGGCACGCCTGCCCAAAATACGCCAAACCATCGAACTATGGGCGCGATACGCTCCAGTAGTTTGGACCTCCTCGATTATATCATTCGCCTGGCCCTGAACCTCAAGAGGAGAGGCCCTTAGCGCAATGTCTACTTCCCCAGCAACGGCATGAATCGCCTCAACGGCCGACTCGGTTGCAAAATACCCACCATAGGTATTCTCTACAATTCGCTTCTGGAGATCGTGCTCCCTATCGTTAATCGACGGGAGGCTTGCCATTGGAATTTGAGCTAGGGCTCTGGGTCATTGGAATTAAAACTTGACTTGCGAAGGTCTTTCAGACATTAAATAAAGCCTATGCCTAAGTTCAAAGACCTGACTGGACAAAAATTCGGACGCTTGCTGGTTGAATCCCGCGCGGACAAAGGACCGCGAGCATGGTGGAACTGCAAATGCGATTGCGGAACTGCGAAAATCGTGTCATCTGTCCTTTTGCAATCTGGCGACATCGTATCATGTGGCTGCTATAAAAAGGAATACGATAAGATTAAATGCTTAAAACACGGGCACGCCCCGTCGCCCACTAAGCCGCAAAGCCCCGAATACGCTACGTGGCGAGGAATGAAGTTTAGGTGCCTTAATCCAAGGGCTCCCAGCTACGAGCGGTATGGCGGGAGGGGAATTAAAGTTTGCGAACGCTGGATTCAAGATTTTAGGAATTTCCTTGAGGACATGGGACCAAGACCGGCAGGTACTGAACTAGACAGAATTGACAATGATGGCAATTACTGCAAAGAAAACTGCCGATGGATTACGCATTCAGAAAATAATCGCAACAAAGCCGATAACGTTTTTATTGAATTTGGCGGGCAACGTCGGTGCCTTGCAGAATGGGCCGAGGTTACTGGAATAGGATGGCACACTCTTTTCTATAGAATATTTAAGGGGAACTGGACAATTGCCGATGCGCTCTCGACTCCTGTTAGTAGCATTAAACAGCCCCAATTAGATGATGGGGCTGGAAATGCCACCGCTAGTTTATAGTCGGTGTTACTGGATTACGGTCAAGCACTTAAGTCCGTCAGGCCCGGGCAGCTATCGAGGCCAAGATCCGGGCTGCAACGCTTGTAGAGGATCGGAATCACGCCATGCGGACGCCGCGACTGGAAGGCGCGAACGATCTGGTACTTGTGGAATCCGAAGTCACCCCACACATTGCAGGTGCTATCGAGGACGTAATGCCACTGGAGTTCGCCCATCACGTACTGGGCGTCGAACTTCATGGTGCCCTCACCAACATAACGCTCGGGGACGAGACGCTTGAAGGTGCCCTTCGAGACGAGGAAGCCGACTTCGTACTGGGCGCTGACCCAATCCGGGTTGGTGGCATTCTCGACACCGTAATCGGTCACGGTAGAGACGAGGGGCTCGATGAACACCGGGAAGCCATTGCCGTCAATGGTGTTGAACCGGAGGGGCTGCTGGTCGATGGCCAGCTTGAGGCCGCGATACGGATACTCAATGAAGGCGTACTTCTTGAGGATATCCTTACCCTCGGTGAACGAACCCTGGGTAATACCCAAGAGGTCCTGCTTCACACCCGCTTCATTACGAAGCACTTCGGTCTGGTCCGAAGACGAGATGAAGACGAAGTGCTGGCCGGAACCGTCGCCGAAGAACTCAGGCGAGAGGTTGTCCCGCATATAGTTCGAGAGAACAACGAGGAACTTGTGAGACACCGGGGCGTCAGGAAGCACACCAAGGAAGTTGGTGGACACCTGATTATAGCCGCCGGTCATCACCTGACCGAGGTTAGTAGCGCCAGCGCGCAGAACAACCTTGACGCCAGAAAGGGTCAGAAGCTGATTGCGGATGTCGGACGCATTGATCGTCTTGATCGCGTCCTTAAGGTTCTGCTCGGCAATGCGATAAGAATCGAGCACCGAGTAGCGGGCCTGATTCAAGCAGATGTTTGGCCCCTGACCACGCATGGTCTGGAGCTTCGTGGTAAACTCGGTCTGGCCATACTCGGCCTTCGGGCCCACCGTACCGCACTGGTCGATAGTATCGCTAAACGACGGGCGGGTAAGGCTCTGGTTAGTCACCATTCGGTTCGTAACGAGAGTACGAATGGTCTCACCGGAGTTATTGGGGGTAGTGCCGCCCTCAATGAGGTTGGCGTAAGGATCTTGCAGCGCAATGAACTGGATAAGATCCTGGCGGAGCTTAGCAACTTGGGTAGCGATGCCATCAGACCAGTCAGATGCGGTCAGATCGCAGGTAGCGGGATAAGCCATTGATAGAAATGTTAATCACGTTTGTTGGTGATTACCTCCAGCACATGCTGGGCTCATCACCGGAAATGAAGCACGTATGCTTCGACGTTACAGGATCGTAGCCTGCTCGGTCCCGGCGATGGACTTCTAATCCGCCTTTTGCTTATCCTGCGAGGCAGCTTATCAGGATGAAGCTAGTTGCTGCAAGACGACCTATCTCATATAACTTCCAGCCTGTCAAGCGGAAATCTAACAGCTAGACGATTGGGGTGCAGAACCAATCCCACCGTGGAGGCTCTCCCCACATCTCAAGGTTGTATCCTAAGTCTTTGATAGTTGCTTCAAGCTGTTCTGGCGTGAACCCGCGCTGGCGAAGGCCGTCCGGGTAGACCTCGACGAACAAATATGGCCTGTACTTTAAGATTGTCTTTTTTGAGCCAAGAATAGCAGGAATCTCGCTTCCCTCGCAGTCGATCTTCATCAGCTTCACGCAGGGGAGGTGGAGATCGTCGATCCGCACCGTCTGGAGGCAGGATGGCTCCGTTGTCTCTACCACGCGACGCATCCCATAGTTGGGGCCGGGGCATTCGTAAACCAGCTTTACCCGCTCACCATTGCCTGCCGGAGAGTTGTAACAATGGACGTTGTAGTTTCGGGTGTTGAATTGCAAGCAGACGAAGGCGTCGAAGAAGGGCTCAAAGGCGTATACTTCCGCGTCATACTTCGCAAATCCCTTGGCCGTATCGCCAACGAAGGCCCCGATATCGATCACCACGTCATTTGGCTTCAAATCGCACGCGCGGGCCACTCCCGGGCATTGGTTGTCGATGTCGAGGTCGCCGAGGGCTTCAGCGCGCGGAGGGAAGTTGCAGTCTCCCGCAACGCAGATGTCTCCGAAGGGGAGCTTCGTTAGAATAAAGTCTTTCATGTTTTGCTTAGAAGCCGCTCTCTTACGCAAGGTATTCCAAGCCCGTGCTTTGGGCCGTGATACCATACCGGGAAAATGTCCTGTCCGTACAGGGGGTGGGTCGTGTCTTTGTACCGACGCGGCTCCCAAAGGTAGTCGCACCCCTTCCACGGGCATCGGTCAGTACCGAGCCAGTATTCGCTCCAAATCAACCGAGAGGGGTGCCCGTTTGGAAGCAGCAGGTTTGACAGCATCGCATCCCACCCGCCCTGAGACGGAGGGTTCAGGATTGCGCGATTAGAACCCTTCCAGAAATCTATTCCAATTATGCAGTTGCCATTGATATGCTCGATGTCGCAGTCTCCACGCCTAAGCCAGCAACCCAGGACCTGCTTGCCGCAAGCCTTGTATTCTGCCATCAGCATGTTCAGCCAATCCCTATGCAGCGGAACTGCATCTGACTCGACAAAGAGTATGGCCTTAACGTCAAACTGCTTGCGCCGCGCGATCTTGATGCACTCTCCATAGGAGTCTGCCATCATTTGATTCGGGCCATTGGGCCATCCGGTAGCCTTGCGAGAGGTCGTGTAGGTGAAGACCTTGAACTTCTTTGAAACGTAGTCTACGGTTGCTGAGTCGTGCGTTGTGTCGAACCGCGCCGTGAAGAGCACCGCTACATCGTTCCTGTAAACCGGCTCGATGTCCGCGATGAGCCTAGCAAGCTGCATCATTATCTCCTTGTCCCCATGCCAGTATTGCAAGTTGAGTAGCAACATCTTAGGAAAGAATCTTGCGAATACGCTCGGCATTCTGCGGATCGTTTGGCCACGAATGGTTAGCCCACATCTGGGTCAGCTTCGGATGGGGGTCCTTGGCTTCCTTGTCGTACCCCCGGTCTATCCAATGATAGGCGAAATGCAGGTGCTTGTACGCAAACGCGCCGAGCGTTGGGTACTCAGCAAACGATTGCGGGAAAGCATTTTGCTGCTTTATGACGTAATCGGTAAATGGCGTAAGATGCTGCTGCTCGATATGGTCGCGGGTAAGCCGATAGGTGCGCTTGGGATGGACTGCCGGATGGCGGCACATGGTCTCGTGCGTGCAGTCGAACCGCAGCGCGGCCTCGGTTACAATCTTCCAATAGTAGCGTTCGTTCTGGCGGTGGGCCTTAAGTGCTTCGTATGGCTCGATTAGCAGAACGGGCTTGTCATCTACAAAGTAGTCATCCGGCGTAACTGGCTCGTGCCAGAGGCAATCCGGGTCCATGTGGAGCACGAAGTCCATGTCGGGCATGAATACGTCAGCGTAGCACTTCATGGCCAGATGGTGGACGAAGCCCTTGCCGGGGTACTCCAAGAAGTTCTTGATGAGTACGGGGCAGCCCGGACGGGAATACTTGGCCTCAAGGTAGAGGAATTTGTCTACGTCCCACGCGGGAACCACGATTGTTACGCCGGAGAACCCGCTGGCATATTTGATAAACGACTGCATGGATGGTTCGATCCATGGAAGATCGCGGGCGAACGTGACGTATAGAATTCCTACCTTCCTCATTATTATGCTTTTACGATAAGAGTAGCAGATTGCTTAAGAGGTCCGTATTCCAGCGCCCAGCCGCAGGGCCAATACTCGCTATTAGGATCGCAGTAGATGGCAGACGCCGGATAGCGATCAAGGGGTTGCGGTGGGCTTGCCCAAACGGGGGCATAGATCGGGTCAAGGGGCTGCGGCCCGATAACCTCGTTGATTACTTCGCGTAGGCCGCGTAGCTCTTCGGGCGTAAGCTCAATCTCCTTGTTTCCAACATGGATCTTGATCTTTACGACCTTGACCAGATTCGCCTTATCCATTTTTTGATGCGTTTAGGTAATTTACTAGATTGTCGCAGGCAGATTCAAAAGCGATCTCCTTGTTCTGGTCCTGTGAGCCGTGGATCTGCTTTCCGGCCATCGGGTCGAAGAATCCGTATTTGCTTCCGTCTGGATTCTTAACCATGGCGATTCCCATCCGTCGTGCAGCCAAGGCGATTTCAGCGCAGAACTTTGCTCTTTCCTCGGGGGTTCGCATAGACTTGTTTTGGGATTCCGCCGCAACTTACGTCATGCAGACATGCGGCTACTTGTTCATCCGTGTAATTAGACAATCTACCAGCTTCTCGCTCATGTCGAGCATGAAATACAACCCTCCACGGAGTAAGGTCGAAATACTTCGTGTGCTGCATGTGCCTGCGCAGCCAGCCGTTCATCCAGTTATCCCACATCGCACGACCGCAGGTAAGGAATGGAGGGATGTTGTCATAGATTGCCAGACCGACGCGGCCTGACATGACAAAGAAATCAAGGCCATAGCCATCAACCTTGGCGTCTTTCTTGTCGGAATCGTATTCGTATCGGAACGAGGTCGCAGCCCACGTTTGACCAAGGCGCTTGCCTACATCCAAAACTCCAAGGGCCTCCGGCTCAATCTCGATGTCGGAATTGGCGATTGCGATAACGCTTGAGCGAGTCGTAACGAGCCCTAGGCCTACCATCTCCTTGATTGCTGGAGGGTTGGATTCTGGTATTACAAAGATTGCATTTGCCAACACGAACCCAAGTCCGTCTGCGTCATTCAGGATGATGACGTGATCTGCAATGTCGCCCATCATGGTTACGCACTTCTTCTGGTGCGCAAGCCTCTCTGGACCGCACTCCTTGTTAAAGGACGTAACGATGGCGCTTAGCTTATTCATCCTGCTTGGTGCGCTTGCGTTTTGGGGGCTGTTTAGCTACGGGAGGAGGCGCGATATCATAGGCGTTAACGACGGGGTTTTCTACCGGCTTCGGAGGGTATTTGGCGATTGCGTACTTGGTGGCCTCGAAGTAGCGCGGACGAAGAGTATGCCTGCCAAGCCAAGCGTGGAGCCAACGCCGCCATTCCGATTCTGAGAGGTTCAGACCCATGGGTACGTGGATCATCATCTGGGCGATGATGTTTGCCGTTAAAACGAACGCAATGGGTGTTTCTGAGCCTTCTGGGCCTTTGTCAAACGCGGCCCATGCGTTATGGAGCCTCTTGGCGTCCACCTCTGCCAGAAGCCCTTTCATGTCGCCGCTGAGTTCAACATCCGGGCTTGCGATAATGCAAATCTCGGTTCCCGGGATGCGCAGCATGTACTGGCGGAGAACGTCATCCAAGCAGATGGGCTTGGCGTCCGGCTTAACCTTGTGCCAGAAGAGGCCGAACTTCTGGGGTGGTTGTAGTTTGCTTGAGATGTAAACTCTTGGAGCGACCGCGACCCATGAGGCTACGCGCTCCATCTCTTCGGGCGTATTAGCCCAAGCCAGCGCAGCACCAACTTTGGAACTTGCGATTTGAAAAGGATTTCTAGCTGTCATAAATTAACCTCGCGTGTTTGACGGACCGTAAAAGCACTCTCCTGCATGAAGGCAGACAAGAGAGGCGTCAACATAGGACTGGATTCCGATTTGCTTGCAGCGGCGACCGAAGCTAACGTCTTCTCCAACTCCGACTTGTATCGGGGCAAAGTAGCCGTACCACTTATCGAGCGCCTTGGGCTTGCACTCTGGAAACTCCCCCTTGTCAATGGCTTCCTTGAGCTTCTCGAAGACAGAGCGGTGGATGCGCATGAAGCCCGGAGCGACCCACTCCTCTTGGCGCAGGCCGCGATAGGTTCCATTGCGATACTTCTCGCTCTCTCCCGGGGTGGCGAATGCGGAGCAGCATTGGGCCTTGCCCATAGGAGCACGACCGAAGTATAGGCTCCCGACGATCAGCTTGTCCGCCGGGTGGGACATGAGACGGCTGATGCCGTTCACGCCTGCGATTTCGTTCGGGAGATTGGCCCCATATCGCTTGTTGAACAACTCGGCATTTCCGCAGGGGATAAGCATGTCGTCATCAACAAAGATAAACCAGTTGGAAGTAGTCTTAAGGGCCTTGTCTACCAGGATGTTGCGTGCCTCGTGAATCAAGGTGCGGTTCTCCATGATCATGCCGATCTTCTCCGCTCCGTACTTCGCGTAGTTGGCGAATAGCGTGAAGTGGGTATGGGGGCTAAAGCTTCGGTAGATGGGGACAAGAAGAAGAACGTCCTTTCCTTGCCATGTTGTAAGCTTTTGAGGCTCCGTAGCCTCTGGTTCCTTATAGACCATTTCTACTGCACGAAGCGGAGGGTCCACCTTGCCATTCTTCCAGTTGGACACGCAACCCAAGGACACGCCGAAGAACTCAGCGGCCTTGGTCGTGCCTAGCTCCGTGATCTTGTCGATCACGCATTGGCGGAACTTGGTAGCCATTAGGCTTATTCGTCGTCGGCCGGACGGCCATTCGGGAAGCGTTCGCCACGGGAAGCCCGGTCGGCATACTCCTCAAGGGATGACGGCATACGATCTGCGCTGGAAGCAGGAGGTGCGGCGGCCGCGATTGAGCCCTGCTTGGGAACCGAACTTCCTGCACGCTTGAACTTTGCGGAATCCTCCTTCAATTTGGCGTTCTCGGCACGAAGGGCTTCGAGTTCCGATTTGAGGCTGGCGGCATTCCGGCGTTCGGCGTAATAGCGAACCGAGTCTTCAACGACCCCCAAGAGACCATTGAGGTCCTTTGTGGCGATGGCCTTCTTGAGGTACGCCTTCATTTGGGAGTTGTATTTGTTGTACTCTTCGGCTGCGGCCTTTTCTTGGGCGGTAGCCTTTTCGTCAACAACGCGGTCCTTGAATAAGTCGGAGCCTTCTAGGCTCTTGCGCCAATCCTCTACCTGCTTGGTAGCCTCTTCGATTGCCTTTTGCTGGGCCTCTTGGGCTTTCTTGGACTCAGCTTCGCGGGAGGTGAACCATTCGTTGGCCTTCTCCTGCTGTTCCTTGTAGAAGCGTTCACGGTCACGACGGGTCTGGAACTGCTCAACCATAGCGGCCTCGATAGCCTTGCGCTCAGGAAGCGGAAGGATCTGGAGGATACGGTCGGCAACTTCCATGGCAGGTACGGCTTTTACGCCACCCTCGCCATCGGGGAGTTCCATGACGCGATTAGAGGCCGCGAACTTCTCCCAGCCCCCCTCCTCCTTGATGATGCCAAGGAGGGCTTCGGAGGCATTGCGCTTCTTAAGGGTCGAAAGGATAACATCTTCCGCCGAGGAGATGCGGTCGTCGAACTTGGTCTTAACCTCAGGGTCCTTATCAAGTTCATACCGCCTCCGGTACATGGCGAGTTCGTCAAGCTGGGCCTTGATCTTCTCGTCCGTAGCGGGATCGACCGTCTTGACCTCGGTGAGCTTCTTTTCGAGTTCGGCAAGCTTGGTGGCCTTTTCGTCTCGCTCGCGCTTGGTGGTCTCCGCCATCGTCTCCCACTGCTTGACCTTGCTCCAAAGCTGCTTGATGCGCTTTACGGTTTTGGGCTTGTCGTGGGGGCTAGGCTGGAGATCTTCATCGGGAAGTTCGGGCTCCGTTTCGGCAGCCTTCGTCTCCTCCGCTGGCTTGGCCTTCTCTTCGGCCTTCTTTTCGGTCGCCTTGAGCAACGCGGCCCGGGGATCGTCCTCTTCTGGAGTCTTGGTCTCCTCTGGCTTCGTTTCCTTGGCCGTTTCCGTCGCTTTTACGGCCTTTTCTTGCTCGGTTGGTGTCTTGGTAGCCTCAGGGGCAGGATCGGCCTTCTTTTGCGGTTCTAGGGCCGTTTCTGACGATTTCTTCTCGAAGTCGGCAATGCCCTCCTTTGCGGTACGGCCCTGGCTCTTTGCCTCCGCCATCGCGTTTACAACATCAGCCAGCAAGCTCGGCTCTGCCGTCTTGCCGGAAGTATCGAGTACCTCCGTAGTCTCCTGCTTCTTCGTAATTGTAATGTCTTTCTCGTCTGGCATAGGTTATGTTTTAGTCGTTTGATTCGTCTTTCGCGGGCTTGTCTTCGACCGCGATTAGCTCCGTGATGTTGTCCAAGCACTTCTGGTAGCCTTGGGCATATCCGCCGTCGTAGATCATCTCATGCGGCTGGCCCTTGACTACGGCAGGAACGCGCTCCCGAAGGATAAGCATCCCCTCGACTCCCGGCTCAGTAAGGAGCCACTTTCGCCAAGCAAGCTTGGTCGAGCGTTTTAATTCTGTACTCACGTTTTGTTATACTGCTCCGCTGGCAACCAACTGCTGGGCTTGGAGTTCCGCCTGCTGCTGGGCTTGCGCCGCCTGCTGGCGAATCTGCTCCTGCTGCTTCAATTGGTTCAAAAGGTCTTCTGCCTGCGAAATGAATTGTTTCTCCGCGTTGATTTGGTCCTTGGGCAACGTCTTCTTGTTCACGCCCTGAGACCAATGGGCTGCGTAGTGCTGGAGTTCAAGTTCCACATATGGGATGTTAACTTGGTCCTGCGTAAGCTTTTGCTCAAGACGCGGCTTGAGGGTCTGCATGTGCAGCCAATCGTTGTCGCTCGGGAGAACCGGCACAGGGTCGCCATTGGCCATCGCAGCGCATTCAAGAATCTGCTGGCGCTGAGCGGCAAGCTGGTCGGTCTGGTCGCCGTCCGGCACTACCAACGTGTCGATAAAGCGTTCATCGCCCACGCCCTCTGCCATAGTACGGGCCACCGCACTTTGCTTGAACAGGGGGTTATTTACAACGGAAGCCGCAAACGCTGCCCGTTGCTGGGCTTTGAACTCCGTAAAGTCCATGACCGACTTGACCGGGTTCTGGTTTACCAGAAGATCAATCTCCTCTTCGGTCAACTTTTCAAGAAGGGTCTGCTGGGTCTTGAGCGCGACCGAATCGGGCGAGTTAGGGTTGCAAAGCCGCCGGGTTACGCCACGCATGAAGACCGCGAACTGGACTAGCCAATTCTCCAAGAGGGCTTCCTGCAACTCCTTTTCATTCGCCATCGCGGCATTGATCTGGGCCGCTTTGATGTCCGAAGGTTGGAGGGGGATCGGCGGAACAAACGCGCCAATCTTCTGCTGGGCTATCTGCGTAAGCTTCTGGTCAAGAGCCTCATAACCCGCGACATCTGATGTAATGCCAGCCGTGTTTCCAGCGAATTGAGCGCCAGACACAATAAGAAACTGGTCGTTGATGGACAGCTTGACATCGTTTACATTCTTGGCGTCGGGTACTTGTGCCTTGATCTTGTTGGTCAGGCGAATGTTGTCGATAGAATCGCAGCGGACCTTTTCAACTTGGACGGAAAGATCGTAAAGGATTTGGCCAGCGCCCCACGCTCCATGGATCGTGCCGTCTCCGTAATCGAAGACCATCGTATTGACCGCATCCGCCATTGACGGGTACTGGTCTAGGAATTCATAGAGCAGCCGCGCATCGTCACCTGCCGATCCATTTGCCGATGATGCAACCGTAGGAGCAGAGTCGGAAAGCAGCACGTAATGAGATACTGTTCCGGTAGTCTCCTTGACAAGCAAGTGCCACGCCTGGATGACCTTAGCTCCTCTCGTATAGGTCAGGCTCCACGCGGATTCGCGGATCATGTCCTCATACGTCCGCATCGACTGGCGAGTGTCCTCAAGTGCTGGCGCTGTAGCGGCGTTGATGGCGGTCACGACGTTATCCCTCTTCCATTCATCGCGGCCGGCAGCTACGTTCTTGCGCAGAAGGTCAAGCAACTCATGCGGCTTGTAGTTCCATTTCGCCAAGAAGAACTCTGCCTCCTCCAAGACCTCCGTGCCCTTCGGTACGAAGCCGCGATCCATCCGAATCAGGGAAGGTCGCCAGTCGTAATCGTCGAACCAGACGTTGTGGGCAAAGCCGTAGTAGCAGACTTCCCGGGCGAGCCCGCGCACGTAGAAGTTGAACTTGGGCCAGCTTCGGAAGGTATCGGTAATCGTTTGCCGGAAGTGCTGGGTCTTTTCTTGGCCGTTTGGCCAGTTCGCAGGCAACTCCGCAGCGGTAAGATACTTAGCCGTTTTAATCGGCATGTAGAAGCGCGGGACGACCTTGCTGCACTCGGTAGCAAGGAAGCCGGTGGAGACGTTGGTCTTGTAATCCTTGGCATTCTGCTTGAGTTTTGCTTGGTTGTAAGGACGCTCGCCGTTCACCTTTGCGGTGATTCTGGCTGCGTTCTTAATCAAAACCTTGCCGTCCTCAATCAGCGTCTCGCATACGGAAGCCGCTTGCGATACGCTAGTAATGACGCGATTCTCCACCTCCAAGTCCTCATTTACCTTCGGGGGTTCACCCGTACTATCGTTGAGAACCTGATTCGAGCCTTGATTATCCGCCATTTAAGTCTTGTTAAAATTGCTCAAGACTACATTGGGCCTATCTTTTGGTGAAAATCAAGACTTTTCTACAACTTCTGGCTTATCCGGCACGGAAATAGGGCCTGACGGTATTCCGGATCGTATGGAACTGGTAGGAGTCGCCATTGAACCACATGTGGACAGCGGCCTCTTCGCCTTCTCCAAAGCGTTGTTTATCTAGCAAAACCTTGGCGTCGGGCTGATCAATCCACTTGGCGATTGTCTCGTTATCGGGCGGCATGGCGGCGCGAGCCTCGTCTAACTTATGCTTCTTCAGCTTGTTACGCCACCAGATGACTACATTGAATGCGGCATTTGTAATGTCGGAAGAGCCTGCTACGTCTGCCTTGGTAGGAGTAGCGTACTCGTTACCGTTCATCGTCTTGCGCGAGTGGGCAACCAAGATTACGTGCGCCCCGGTATTGTTGCAAAAGGTTGTCAGCTTATCGGCGAAGTCGCGCTGAACCCCGAAGTCGGCAGGATCAAGACCGCACTTAAATAGCGAGTCGATGATGAATACGTCGATGCCGTGGCGCTTGCGGGCGTACTCCATGGCGTGCATGAGGCGCTTGACCGACACGGTTCCGATGCAGTCCAAAAAGAACATACTCTCGCTAATCCACTCGCAGCAGCCATTAACCTCTGCCGGAGCCGAGTTTCGCTTGCCCAAGGCGCAGCGGGTCATGTTGTAAAGGGTAAGGGCCGGCTTAACCTCAAGCGAGGCGTCCATAACCTTAACTCCCTGCTGGATAAGATGAAGCGCAAGCTGGTTGAGACCTATCGTGTTATGGGTCGGAACCATATTCTCTCCGGCGAGATATAGGTGGCTCGGTGAATCGACCTGAATGCACTTGACCGGAACCGATTCGACCGGGACCACGCCGGTAATATACCGATACTCCCGCACGCAGCTTCGCTTGAAAGTAGCGTACTTCTCGGCCTTCCGCTTTAAGTTGAATGGATTGAAGTGAGCGACAAAAGTCATTCTATGCCGGTTGGCGCACTTCTTGTCGTAAAGGAACGCCTCTCGTTCATTCACGGTAACACGTATGCCCAAGCCAACAAGCAAATCCTTAATGTCTGCGGCTAGATCTGGAAGGCTTGTAGAAAACTCAACTCCGCCGTTGTTGCTAGCATGGCCATCAGTGTCTAAAAGTCCACGCAGAAGCTCGATTCTTTGCTCTATGGAAGCGCGCAAGTATTGAGATGGAATACGCTTATTCTGAATTAACCCAAGGCTCCTAAGTTTGCTTGTTAAGCCAACAATCCTGTAATTTGGGGCAGAAACGTAGTTAAGCGTCTGATTAAATGTCAGCTTTCTCTGGTAGCACGAATAGCCTAAGCCTGCAATTCTCTCAATTATTTCAATGTCCTGCTTGTGATTGGTAATCATACCCTCCCGCGAAAAGCCATCACCAAGCCACGCACCAAGCAGATATGGCGCGATTGGGAGGTCGGCCGCTGGAAGATCGAGCGGTTTCGTTGTTGGTATGGCATGGGCGAGGTGCCCTCCATCGCCCCAGCGTGAGAATGTTATGCTGTTCTTAATTTGCTCGGTTGTAACAACATCTGGCTTAACCATCTTATGTTTTTGAGGATTATGCCTATTGGTCTTACGAGGGCGTTTGTCTCCGCGTTGCTGGCGCGACCACGAATTGCGAGCTGTTGGCGACCACGTTTCCCACAGGTGCTCCCGATCTGCAATTATAGAAGATCCGTCAGAAAACTCTACGCGATAGCAGTCTCGGTTAAGTTGCACCGGCGTTGCGAATACTACGTTGCAGACCTTCCCGTTTTCATCAAAAACCTTGTCTCCGGGGAATAGCGCGCCCATGGTAGTCCATCCGGTTGGCGTCGGAATCTTTGTGTCAAGGCTTAGTGCTTTTCCGGACCCAGAAAATCCGCTTAGGATGGTGAATTCGCCCTTACGCACACGCCAAGGAAGCGCAGGATACCAAGGGGTTTCCCAGCCACGCTTGCTCCAGTCGCTTGTATAGAAGTCTATTACCTCCTTCGTATATTCACGCGGACGCTTGATTTCATCAAGTTCGATGGGCTTGGCGTTCGACAGGAAGCAGAGCATCTGGTCGCGCGTGACGCCTTCGCATAGACACTCGTTAACGTCCTTGCGTGGCAAGGAGACGATGTAGCAGCGATGGAGGCCGAGGCGCTTGCAGAGTTCTGGCGCAGCAGCCTGACCCGGATCGTCCATGTCCATGCACACGTTGATGCGCTCGAAGCGTTGGAGCCATTCCCAGTCGAGGTCGATCCACTCCATGTCCGATACGCCGTTTGGAATAGAGACCGCAGGGACTCCCATGCTATGCATGGACAAACTATCAATTTCGCCCTCAGTGATAGTTAACTCGGAAATGTTGTCATCAATCAGGTGCTTTCCGTATAGGCACTTCTTTGTGCCCTTGGTCGCCCAGCACTCCTTTTTGCCGTTAGGACGCTCAAGCTTAAGGTACTTGCGGTGGACGCAGACCTCCTTGCCCTCGGGGCTCTTTTCCAAGAATGGGAATACAACCGCGTCTCCCTCGTCGGTCTCGCAGACCTTGGCATTGGCGACTACAATCGGGTCTAACCGCCGTTCGACTACGAGGTAGTCCATGGCCGGGGTGTTGGACTCGGCAATTCGTACTCCGCCGCGCTCGGGCTTGGCAAAGGTCTTCTCGTGGTGGCGCTTGATGCCGAAGTCCTCATCCTTGACCCCAAGGAACTCCTTGGCAATCTTGATGGCCTCGGGAAAGGTCGTTTGCTTCGCTTTAGCGATGAGCCAAAGGAAGGTGGCGCCCTTGGTATGGTCGGGGTCGGCAAAGTCCTTAAAACGGCCCGCAGCGGCCCCTGAGAGGGTAATGTGGAGCGACTCTCCCGCAGTTCCGTCAAGCCCCCCAACGAAGAACTCATGGCCCTTTACTTTGCCATTTGGGAACAGCCAAGCGCATAGCTCTTGGCCCCTGTCGATCAGAAGACGATTCAATTCGCAAGCGTCAATCATATTATATGCTATTCCAGGTTTTCTTTTTGCGATTGCGGTCACGTTGGACCTAGACACCCCATAGCAAGATGCTATATCGCAATTTCTTGCTCCCAAAGCTAATAACACCCTTATATCAAGAAACATCATTTTCGTTAAGTTTTGAATTAAAATGGTCCTCACCTGCGCCCACGACGGCAAATGAAAACTTTCCGTTTCTAATAGCGTCATCGGTATTGTCTTGCGGGCTGCCCCACGCAAGGTTTTCTAAACGATTGTCGGTTTTTATGTCATTCAAATGTCTAACGTGTGCTCCGCGGAATGGTTCAGGCCCAAGAAACGCCTCTGCTACACAGCGATGTACTTTTCTTACGATAGAACGCCTAGGGCTCTTTAGCATTCCGGCTCCGAATGCCAAGTAGCCGCGCAGTAACCTTGTTTTGATTGCCTTAAAGCAGCCGCTCCTCCCCTCCTGCACAATTATACGGCCAGTCCTATTTACAAAAAACCTAGGTGCTGAAGGTATCGGATGGTATCCATCTGGCAGTACCTCATAAATCATAAAATTGGGGGTCCCGTTTCAATCCTTATACGGGACCGCGATGGAAGACAGTTACGAGGGACAAACACTAAACCCCCGAAGGATATACACCGCACCTTTCTAGCGTCCCATGATTCTTAGGAAACCCAGCACTCTTCGTGCTTGTCGCCGTCTTTCGCATGGGAATGCGCTTTTGCATCTTCAATAAAAGTAAATACGCTTAGGTCTGCTTTGTGGAGAGAACAAAACCCTAAATCAGAGGGGATGTCAACTCCCTTTCGGAGTAAATACGCACGCTTGCGAATCTCCTTGTCCTCGCTGCTCTTGTAGTTTTCAAGGGAGCGGTTGTACGGGCATTTCTTGCAAACCTCCCAGCGTCTTTCGGCATCCTTGGTCACGATGACCTTCTTCGGCGGGTTCCTCCAAGTATCGAAAACCCATGAGCGCCAGGAGTTTCGCTTGGCATCTCCCTCTTCTTTTGTCTCTGCGCCGTCGGCTACTACCATGTAGGGAAAGTTCTTGGCGTAGAAGCGAAGAACGTCCTGGGAGGGTTCGCCTAGCGGTAGGGCATTCGTGATTCGGAAATTGCGAATCTTTTCGACTACCTCATCGAAGGTGTCGCCGCGAAACATCACCCCATGGTCGGAGAAGTGGTGGCCTCCAATTGGGCTGCGATGCTGATCCTTGTTATACCTCAGCATAGCGCCAAAGTCATAAACTCACGCTTGCTCTTGTCGAGCGTTCCCCACGGCGGGCCGTCACGAACGTCGATCATCTCCCATTGAGTATAGCCGTCAAGATTTCGCGCTGGCATCAAGACTGCATGAGCGCCATGGGCCGCACCTCCGCTGTCCCGGATGATAACGTTCATTCCATCTGGGCAGTCTTTGATCATTTCGCGCAACCTTCCAATAGTAAGAGTCATTTTAGTATTCGTCGCTACCGCTGGCGCAAAGGGAGTCCTCTGCGTCGGAACCCATCATCTTCTTGACGGGGGTAAATTTGATCTCGGCCTTGTCGTTGACGCTTTGCTTGGTGTCCTGCTGCTCTACGAGACCGGGCAGAACCTTGGAGCGTAGACGAACGGCATGGAGAAGCATCATTACGCTATCAGCTTCGTCTGGAGAGCCTTGCGCATTCCGCGCCATGTAATCCTCCTTCTTCTCAACCTTGATTCCCTTCGTAGTGGCTGGCTTGTACCTGCGGGCGGTAAGTTGGGTCTGGAGGGGTTGACTCGGGATAATTGGATTGATGAGAATCGCGCGGCAGGACGGATCTAGCCATCTGCGAAACGCCCACCACATCTCGGACATCACTCCATCGCATTGCTTATCAGCACCGTCCAAGTCGTCTGCCGTGATCTTGCTCTCGGTTGCCTTCTCGTTCCACGAGACTGAAATGATCTCGCCGAAGACCTTGCGTAGGTGGCCGCTCACGCCAAAGCCCATTCCGGTAGCGTCCAGCGCGACGTTCTCTGGTTTCAGCCCAAGCGACCGCGCCTTGCCCATAATCTCCTCCGACATCGTAATCACGTTGTCGTGCTTGGAGAGGGGTATGATTTGGTCGATTTGCAGGACGTAGCGCGGCTTGTCCTCCGTAATGTTCAGGCGGTTCTTGAACTTGATAAACTTCCCAAATTGGTCACGATAGCCGGATGCCTTGCCCCAGCGGCCGATTGCCATTTGGGCCGTATCCTTGCCCATAAACGCAAGATCAACTCCGGCAAAGTCTTCTGGCGTCTCAACGAAGGTGGCCTCTCCACGGGCCTCAGTCGGCCACGTCGGCGGAATCACAACATCGACTGTTCCCTTGATCGGTGGCCAGCCCCTTGCAAATGTGAGGTAGTTCGGCGAATTGTCTCCTCCAGCCTTTAGATAGGAAAGGTATCCCTCGTAGGTTTGAAGGCCGGGATAGATTACCTTGCGCTGGATGACATTCTCGCACTTAGCGGCATCGAGACGGCATACCGACCATCCGGCCTTCGACTCCCAATTATAGCGCGTGTCAATTCCTTCTATCGTCCATCCATCGTCCGGCTCTGCAAGCTGGACAACGTATTGGGCAAGTGATTCTGGGTTGAAGGCAACCGCGATTTTAACTAGCTCACTGCCTGACTTTGAGGCGATAAGGGAGTTGAAGTCTTTGAATGGACCATTCGGCCAATTCTGCCCCTCGTCGCCGAGTACGCGCAACCGCGACATGTAGCCGAATTTCGGATGGGCGACTTTGCGAACAGGCTTCGCCTTGTAGCCCTTAAACTGACCAGACGTTTCCTGCGATTGCTTAAAGGCGATTCCTGATATACCAAACTCATATCCGGCTTCTTTGACTCCAAGCCATAGGTCGGAGTCACGTACTTGGATTTCGTATGGGCTAGGAATAGCAAGGCTGCGGTAAAGAGTAGCAACGTGGGCAAACAGGTTTTTGCGGAGATGATCTTCATTAACGGCGGCTAGCTTGACGGTAGTTGCACTTGGGTCCCTAAGATAGTCCAGCAGAAAGAATGCTCCTGCTGCGTAAGTCTTTGACATCGAACTGGCTCCGATAAGGAGCACGGTAGATCCTCGTTGGAGCGTCTCAAATACCCGTACAGTTGACTCGGGTTGGGTATTGAACATCTCTTCGCCCCATTGGAGCGTGGCGGCGTTCAAGTAAAGTTCAGAATCTAATAGGTATTGGAATACGCCTCTGCAAACTTGCAGGGCTTGGTTCTTGTTCTGGATCTTGGCATCCTGCCCCATCAGGCTCAGGATGTAGTTGGCAGCGCCGACCCAATCGCCGTCGATAATCAGGCCATGCG